ACAGACGAACGAATTGTTCACGCTGGCGCTCGCTCCTGTCACGCTTAACGACACCGACGAACTTACTTCGCTCTGCACATAAGCAGAAAAGCAGTATTGGTAATTCGCCGGAACTACCATAGCCTGAGCCAGCGTCCCTTCGGTTTGACCGATATTGGTAATCGTGAACGCCGTCAGACCGCCGAAGGGATCCGCCACACCCTGAGCTATGGTCACGTTGGGAGAGGGACTCCAAGCCCCGTTTGTAAGGTCGGAACTGTAGGTCAGCATGTTGTCTGCGGGGTCGATGAAAGTGAACGCCCCGAACGGCCCCAAACAAGCGGCATAGAACTGCTGTAGCGCCTGCATCTCCGCGGGTGAAAGCTCATTGAAGCGAAGATTCCAGACGATTCGCGCGGACGTCGGATCCGGACTGACGATCCAGCTTCCATCCGGCAGCAGATTCTGAACGGTCCTGACAGACCGGAGTTTGCTGAAAGGGAACTGGGCAATTGCACCCGTCGACAGCTGGGGGAAAAACAGGTTAGCCATTCGTCTCAATCACCCAAAGTGAAGTGCTCCCGGCGTTCAGCGCGCCGTAGGTCGCATTTAGTTCTGAAGCGCCGAGTCTGCAGTTTGCAATTTCCGTCCCAGAGATAGGATCGGGAAAGGAGAAAACAGAGTAAGTGCCTTGTTGCGCGTCGAAAAAGGTCTCCAATTGCTCCAGTTCGTTGTCGGTCAAGAGTTCTAACCGGACCTCCCAGCTTCGAAACTGTCTTCCCTGCGTGAGAAATCTCTGATCCGATCCGTCCAGGAACCGGATCACGCTCGTTCCTTGAGACACTCCGAACAAAAGTGGATATTGCGCGACAGCGCCGCTGCTCAGAAGAGGAAAAGTTGCCATGTCTATAACTCGTTAATGACGTCGTTCAAGGAACTGGAACTGAGGAGGGCAGTCTTCACCGCTTGAGCGACGTGAGCTGATGCAGGTGCCGGTGCAACTGTCGCAGTGGTTGCCTGGCTGGTCGGCGCCCCATAGATGCCCGAGGTCGTCTGAGTGCCGCTCGAACCGCTCCGCTGATTCGTGCTGCTGCCTACCGAATATGACGCAGAGACTGATTGTGGCAGCGTGAATGTGGTTAGCGGAGGAAGAGTCTTGGTCCCGCCCCCGAACAGCCCGCTCACCAGGGAAGTGAGCGAGCCAAGCCCGGTCAGTCCACCTAACAGTCCGCCGCCGCCGAGCAAACTTGAAAGTCCGCTACTTTCCGTGCTTTTCAACAAGCTGCTAAGTGTGGAAGTTCCCGCGGTTGATGTGCGATTTGAACTCGGTTTGCCAAATTGAAGACCCTGCACAGCCTTGACATTCAAGGATTGCGATTTCAGCGTGTTGTTCGCTGTGTTCGATACCTTGGTGGTTCCGGTCTTGATGTCGGGCGAACTCTGACTGGAGCCGGGCAGGGATGGAGCGCCGCTCTTTCCTCCCGCTTTTCCCTGGCTCAGCAAATTGACAAGACCAGTTACATTATTTTTCGATCTGCTCACGACAAGTCTCCTTCCAGGCTTGTTCCAATACCACCAAGGCATCCGCGCTCTTGGCGCTTCCATTGGTTGGATCCCAGCTCCCGAGTTGTTTCCACGTCTGGAATTCCTCCAGATAGCTCAAACTACCGGCCGTGATAATCGACTTTGGACATTGCGTCGAAAATACGTTTCCGCGAGCCCAGACCACTCGCTTAGCACTGACTGCCGGGTCTTCCGACCACGCGCAATTGCGTTTCTTTTGCAGGCCGCTTCTTCGGCAACCATCGCATTCCCAAGCGGCCTGAGGAGAAAACTGGAAATGGAATGCGATTAGGAGTTTTTTCTTTCTTGCTCCGTCAAGCCGAGTTCCTGGTGAATCTGATCGAAGATCTCCTGCGAAAGATCCTCGGGTCCGCTTCGAACGACAGCATCCACCGTGGCAGGCTTGCCATCGATCGTTAGTCCCTGAATTGCCGTGAGGCCCCATTCGAGGAAGAGCCTCTTCACCAGAAGTTCCGCCAGTGTCGCCTCGGCCTGCTGCGCTGCGTCGCCGGATCGCAGAAAGTCGTGACGCAAGCACAACTCGCGGACCTGGTGCATCAGATCAAGCCGGTTTGCGAGCGAAATCTTACGTAGTGCGAAGCGGACGTTCGGCATCGACTGGCTCTGGTGCCAGCGGACACTCTCATACGCGACTGCCTTACGCGAAGGCCAGGTAAAGTTCATCATCGGAGGTTCCTTGTGCCAGACATCCGCTAAACTGCCATTCCAGACGTGCGCCGGAATCGACGTATTCGGGGATTTCAGGAACAACGTTGGGGAAATAGATCCCGAAAAGCTGCCCTTGCTGTTGCCCCAGTTGCAGCATCGCCGGAATCGGAGTCCTTAGCTTTCCGGCCGCATACAACGCGGACGTTTCGGCGTCGTCTTGCGCCAGAATGGTGAACTGAATACTCACGCTTCTTTCGCCGGGAACTACGGCCTGGGGATACAGCGAGCCGAACTCTTGCGTTCTGAGATCTAGATTGTTCTTCACCGTAACGAGCGCCGACGTGAGCGTAAAAAACTGTGTCGACGGGATTCCCAGCCAGACTTGCCCAAGGTGCCCCGGCACAATCGAATAATCGAAGCTTTCCACCGCAGGCTCCGACGGGAAGCTTGTCAAACCGCTTGTTCCGTATTGCCCGCTTGTCGAATCGAGTAAGTCCGCCGCCGGACCACTGAACTGAAACTCATGAAAATCGCCGTTCACCATGATCGAGGCGGTATTTACGGCGGCTCCCGTCACGATTCTGCTGACGGTCGTGAGTGGATCCCAATAGTCATAGATACTGCAGCTTGGAAGCGCCGTGGCGAGCCCGTAACTGATTGCAGGAGCCAGGATCGTGTTTACGGCCGGCACGGTTGAAAACGGCGCGTTCAGCACAATTGTGGTGCTATTCGGCACGCCGGTTACAAATCGAATCTCGCCGGAATACGAGACTGCAGAACCGGCGCCTAATCCATGTGGCGCTGCTGTCTGGATAGTATTGGCCGAGATCGTCGCCGCGACCGTCAAATTGGAGCAATAGCGAGGAGTTCCACCGAGTGCGCTCTGAAACAACGGTCCATAGGCCGGGGCAGTCGTCGTGTTCCAGGACGTCAGATATGTTCGCAGGTCATAAGCCGACGAGCGCCTTCCGAGCGGAGAAGCACCTAGAAACGTTCGCGTGCCCGTCTTATCCTGTCTTCGTCCCGCGACTACTAGCTGGTGAGCCTGTAGTTTCACGGCTGGAAATCGATTCGCAGCCGTAATCGACGCTGCTCGTCCGTACTGTGCCTCACCGGCGCAGTAGAACCTATTGGCATTGGATGAAATATATACGGACATGATGTCAACCCTGACTTACGTGCAGGCTGCACGTGATTCTGGCATTCTGTACAAAACCCAAACCACCTACGGCCGGCGAATGAAACTGGAGATCATAGGTGCCGTCGAAGAACACCCCATTACCCCAGTCGCCTATGTTCTGGCACAATATCCCTGTAACAGCCGAGACGTAGTAGTGAGACCACTGATCTACCTGCGTGAGCAGATTTCCACTGGCCCAGATATCGGCAATAAGTGTGATCGTGCCCGACAATGACCGGAACTTTTCTACATGAGTGTTCTTAAGACCGGTCGTATAGACGCACACGCGAGGATATGTCAACTGGAGATCCATATCTCCGATCTGGGGAGGCGCTGAACTCACCACTACCTGCGTCGGCAAGATTACCGGTAGCGTCGCGCCGTTAGCTGCCCCAAGCTGCGCGATAGTGTCCGTCAGAAGATTGCCGCCGGTAAGTAATCCCGCGACTTGTTGTGGGACGAGCAGTGTAAGTGGCGTCAATGGTTACCCCCTCCGTATCTGTCGTGACAGGTTAATGTGATATTGAGACTTTTGGCCGTTTTGCGGCGAGCTCCCTGCTACGAGCCCGGTCAAGGGTAGCTGCCACGCTGCGCCGATCGGCAAGGGCGACGAATTCTGGAGCGTAAGTCCCGTGTCGGTTGCGCTTGCGTATAGGTTCCAACCTACGGCTGTATTGGGCGCACCCACCGCCCCTTCTGCCATCGCCACTGCGATGCTCGCCGCACCACTGAGCACTTGCCCGTTTACTGGGCTCAAGGCGCTTTCGTCCCCAGCGGCGCCCACCCAGGCGGTTTGCAGGAAAATGGCCTGAGCGCTCGCAGTGCCATTCTGCACCGAAACCAGCGGTAGCTGCGGCTTGGGTAGCGGATCAAAGACGCCGCCCACCCCCGTCATAAAGAACAGGTTCGCTGCATCAGAGGCTTCCTTCTGATACTCCGTCCACTTACCTTGAAACCGCGTATTCAGCTGAACGTTATACGCCTCGGCGAAGAATCTAGTCAACGCGTCGAAGCAGATCCAACTGAACAATGGCGGGGTAATTACAATGGTGGATAACCCGATCAATCTGCGTGTCATCCACTGCGGGTCCGATCCGGCGTTTGAATACAGTGACACCAGCAGTTTGTTACCGATGTTCGTCATCGAGAGGTCAATCTTGGTCTCGACATTAATGCCGTGTGTGGCCGCTACTTGAGCCAGTGAGGCCTCAAAGGGCAGCAAGTCATCCAGCGTGACAACCGCTTCATCAGTAAACAGCGCCATAAGATCTACTTCTCGCTCGCTGATGGAGCTGGGTTTTTCTTGTTTTTCAAATGCGCTAACGCCGTCTGATCGACAATCGCGATCTGTACGCGCCGCGCCATATCGGCGTTCTCGGAAGCTTCTTTCTCGGCGATCTGCCGCGCTCGGAACTCAGCCGCTTCTTTCTCATCCGCAAGAACCGCTCGTCCTTCGATGATCATCTTGGCGGCTGTAAGCCGGCTCACTTCAGAGGCGACGCCAGCCTTTCCCCCATCGGCGGTCTCCAGACTGATGACCATAGGGAACTCTTCAGTTATGGTGGACTCTGCTGCCCTTAGCTTACGGAAATACTGTCTTATATCCATGAGTAGCTCTCCAAGTAAAAAAGGGAGCTGCTTTCAAGCAGCTCCCCCAAGTTATTTGCTGCGCTTCTGACTAGCTGTTCACCTGAACGCCGAAGTTATTCCGCAGAACTCCGCAGCCGTAAAGCACGTCAACAGTGAACTGCTGAGCGAGCGTGTTGGGCTGGTAGCTCATCACCACACGGATGCCGAAATTGCCCATCTCGGCGTACTCGGCGACAGCGCCGGTTCCCGGTAAGGGTTGCGGCAGGCGACGCACGACCAAACCGATAGCATCCTTCGTGAACGCCAGGTTGTGCGTGTTTGGATTCGCCACGCCAGTGGTCTGAACGAACTGCGAACGGAAGATAAAGAAGTCCTTCATCTTGCCGATGTTGCCATCCACCAAAGCCTTCAGACCAGCCTCGCCCGCGGAGTAGTATTCGCTGAAGCGAGGAATTTGACGGATCTGGGAGTAGGTGCCCGAGTTGACCACCAGGTACTTCGGAGACGAGGCCGGAACCATCGCCGCGAACAGAGCAGATTCAGCCGAATCAATGGTCGCCTCAGTCACCGGAGTGCCTGCCGTTCCCACCGGCGAGATCGCCGTGAACTGGCTGTAAAGATTCAGAAGATCCGACTCCACCTTCTCGGCAATCGCGATAACGGCCGGCTGCATGTAGGCCTTGAGCAGCTCGGGAAACGCCAGAGCCTTGGTCACGTCCGGAATCTGGAACGTGGACTCGGCGTGCGTGTTAAGCACGATCTGTGCATTGCCCAGACTTGGGTTCTGCGGCTGAACCGTGCCGCCTTCAGCGATGTTATTGGCGACCAGCACCGGAGGAATCGGAATGTTCACCGTGTCGCCGGCATTGGCTAGGACGGGCTCGTAATCCCGGTTGACCAGGTTGCCCATCACGAAATTGCCCATTAGAGCGGGGAGTGCGTCTGCTGCCACGAGCTTGACGATTGCACTCGCTAGATTGGCTGAAGTAATTGTTGCCATATTTCTCCTAAATAAAAATCGCGCCCCGGACGTCTCTCCGGAGCGCGTGTTGCGGGAGTCACCAAACCCCCTGGCGGATCACCTTGCGTCTTTGTTTTTAGGCGCCGCGCAATGCTTGGCTCGCAAGCCTGGAAATCTCCTTGCGAACCCTGTCTAAATCTTCTTTATTCATGCCCGGCGTGATCGCGTCCAAATCAGCGCCCGCGATCGGGGCGGGTGTTCGCGATGTGGTCTGTGCTCCACTGCCGCCTGCGATGCGGGCAGGCAGGAGTTCCGGGTTTTCCTGCACGAAGCCGTTCAGGAATTCCTGCAGCGACTTGCCTTCCTGGCCGCGCGGCTGCAGACGTCCGTCTTCCGACCGGACAATATCGTCACGGACAGCTTTGAATGCGAGGTCAACCTTCGCCACTCCCAGCCGCTGCAGTTCGCTTCGGATCTGTGAGTTCTTATCCGCTTCCTCGGCGACCACCCGCGCCTTTCGGTTCTCTTCCACGAGCTGGTTAACCCGGGTTTCCAGGCCCTCGCGGCGTTTCCGCTCGTCCTGCAATTCAGCTTTGTAGGCCGGTTCGGCCTTCTGTTGTTGTGCCTGAACGAACTCCTCGATCGCTGCGCGAACGAGAGAGCGAACGTCCACCGGTGTTGCCGGATCGTTTTCAGGTGTTGTATTCGACATCAGTTGTCTCCTTCCTACTTAAATTGCTCACGGATCTCACGGGCAATCTGGTCCTTCACTTCCTGGCGTGCATCGCTCAGGTACTTGAATGCCAGCCGTTCGAAAACCTGCCGCTTGAGAGTCGGAGATTGAATGCCCAGATTGAGAAGTTGCGAGGCCCCGCTCATCTCGGTCACGAAATCCGCGATATCTACTTCGTCGAGACCGGATACGCTTATGGTCACGCCGTCCTGGCGAGCATCGCTCACCGCGGTAAGGACGCAGCGAATACAGTCCTTTACCGTGGCGGCATACGCGCGAAGTACTTCTTCCGTGATCTGAAAATCAAGCTGTTTACTGGCAGCGGACTGCGCATGGCCTCCGACGCTCTCGCCCGATGCTTGCGACAGATAGCAGACCCGGTAAATCTCTTCCTTGAGGGTCTCCAGATTACTAGCCGCAATGGTATAAACCTTCCCGTCAGGCTCCGTCCATCCAAACTTGTCCTGAGGACCAAGCTGCACGTAATAGCTTTCGCCGACTATCTGGTTCCACTCGCGGTCGGAATAGATGACGGGCATCGCAAACAGTCCCATCGTGATCGCCCATCCAAGAGCATTCGATTTGTTGAAGTGCTCCAATTGCAGATGTGCGGCCTTATTCAGCAGCCACAATCCCTCCGCCACGCGTAGCGTGATCAACGGGACCCGCTGTTGATGAGCCATTCCGTGTGGTCCGCGATCTATCAGTTGAATCGGGGTCGGCTTCCCGGCAATTTCCGAGCGCCTGTACGTGCGATACTCCGACTTGTCGTAATAGAACCAGTAAGTGTCTTCTGTAACTTCAGGAGAGTCGACGTTCGGCTGACGACGCATCGATTGCCGCAGCACTACCCACTCGTAGTTCCCGTGTTCGTCGACG